TGACATACAAAAAGCAAGCGCGGTATCTGCATCTACTCCCATGGCCACGACCGTGCTAAAAAATTCCGGCGCTGATCTGCCCGAGTCACAGATCCAAGGGATCCTCGCAGGATGGAAAGCCGCTCGCCAAAATCGTAGCACCGCATATTTAACCTCGACTCTTAGCGTAGAAAATATCGGCTTTAGTCCTAAGGACATGATGTATAACGAAGCATCTCAGTACTTAGCTACAGAGATCGCGCGCGCAATGAACGTACCGGCGTACATGATCTCGGCGGACATGAATAACTCAATGACATACCAAAATATTATCGACGGTCGTAAAGAGTTTGTAGCTTATTCTCTGCAACCTTATATCTCAGCTATTGAGGATCGCCTTTCGATGAACGACATAACAAACGCATCTAATCAAGTGCGCTTTGCCGTCGATGACTCTTTCCTCCGCGTAGATGCTAAGGATCGTTTAGATATCATCGAGAAAATGTTAAACCTACAGTTAATCGACGTAAACCAAGCTCGACAAATGGAGCAACTAACACCGCTAGGAGATACAAGTGCTACTAACGTTTAGCCAAGAAATCCAAGCCGCCGATACAGAGCGGCGCATCGTATCCGGACTCGTAGCACCATATGGCGAGGTCGGTTACACATCCGCGGGCCCGGTAGTTTTCGAGCGCGGATCTATTGCTATTCCGGATGCAGGAAAAATTAAATTACTATCTCAACATCAAGCCGATAAGCCGGTAGGCCGCGCTATCTCATTTAGCGACTCAACCGAGGGCGTGTACGGATCCTTTAAGTTATCTAGTAGCACTCGAGGACAAGATGCTCTAGTACTAGCTCAGGAAAACCTAGTATCCGGCTTATCCGTAGGGGTCGATGTAACGGCCTCTAAGCCTATGGGGGATTACCTGTTAGTGACGGCGGCGGTCCTCAAAGAGGTAAGCCTCGTCGAGAGTGCGGCCTTTTCTAGCGCCTCCGTAACTGATATTGCCGCAGCGCGAGCAGCGCTCGAAGCCGCGACAAGTACAAAAGAAAAAACCACGACGATTAATACGACGATCGTAGAAATCGAAACCGAAACAGAAACAGAAAGCGAGGCGGCCGTGACTACAGCCCCTGAAAATACACCGGAGGAGACTCCGGTAGATGCACCGGTCGAGGCTGAAAAGGTCGAGGCTGCTCGAAAGATTATCCGTCCATCAGTACTAGACTCTCAGCGAGTCCGTACACCGATTACATCGATGGCATCATATACAGAGCACAAGATTAAAGCTGCTCTAGGCGATGACACATCAAAGCTATACGTAACCGCAGCGGATGATAGCTTTACTACAAACCCTGCATTTTCTCCTACACAATATCTAACAGAGTTTGTATCTAATACTAACTTTGATACACCTATGATTAATGCCCTCAGCTCTGGCACCTTGCCTAACTCAGGTATGACTATCCAAATCCCATCACTCGTTACATCAGCGGGCGGCGGTAATGGTGTTGCACCTGTAGTAACCGTAGAGGCCGAGGCCGGCGCGGTACAAAATACCGGCATGGTTACAGAGTACCTATCCGGTACAGTTAAGAAGTACGCGGGTATGAATACGCTCTCTGTAGAATTACTAGAGCGCTCAGATCCAAACTTTTACGCTGAGCTAACTAATCAGCTGCAACGCGCTTACTCACTAGCTACAGATGCTGCAGTAATCGCAGACGTAGTAGCCGGTGGCGTACAGGGCACCGCCGTAGCTGCAACTAGCGCCGGTATCATCTCTTACGTATCTACAGAGTCAGCAAACATTTACAAAAATACAAGCTACTTTGCTAAGAATTACGTAGCGGGTCCATCACAATGGAGCCTACTAATGGGAGCTACAGACTCAACAGGTCGCCCTATTTACAATGCGAGCGCACCTATGAACTCAGGAGGCCTCTCAACACCTACATCAATCCGCGGCAACGTCCTCGGCTTGGATCTATACGTGGATCATCAGATGGTATCTACTACTATCGACGACTCAGCGTTTATCGTGGCACCGGAGGCGATGACGGTATACCGCTCACCTCAGGCATACATGAGCGTAAACGTCGTATCAAACCTACAGGTACAAGTAGCTATCTACGGCTTTATGGCAACAATCGTAAAGATGCCTAAGGGCCTAGTCCGTTACAACCTAACTTAAGATAGACCCTAGTAGTCGGGAGGGCTCTTAGCCCTTTGAGCCCTCCCGGCCTTTAACTTTGAGAGGAGCAGACCATGGCGGCTACATACGTAACCGAGCAAGAGCTACGCGATAATCTCGGCATCCAAGATTTATACTCGGATAGTGTCGTAGAGGAAGTCTGCCAAACCGCTCAAGATATCCTTAATCAGTTTTTATGGTTTGCATCCGCTCCGGTAGTAGGCACGACTCTACAAAATAACGTAGCTACCGTAATGATCGCTAACCCTGCAATATTTACTACAGGACAGAGCGTAACCTTGAGTGAATGCGGCTCAACCTTTAACGGCACGTACACCATCACGGGCACGATGCCATGGAGCGCCGGGACTACTAATCTCATCCCGTCGATCGTTTGGAATAACTACGCGTGGAATTGGCCCGCAGGTTATAGCTTTATACAGTTTACTAAAGTAGCGGCGGACGTTAATTTTTCTCGTGTACTACCTTATGGCCAAGCAATAGGGGCGGATACAAAGAGTCAAGCCTACGCATCTACCCCGGCCGTACGTGAGGCCGCGATGATCCTCGCCGTAGACATTTGGCAAGCTCGACAAGTCTCTCAAACCGGAGGCGTATCGATCGATGGATTTAGCCCAAGCCCCTACCGTATGGGTAATAGCATGATCGGGAAAATCCGCGGGCTCATCGCCGGATATCAAAATCCTTTAAGCATGATCGGGTAGCTCATGACCGCCGCGATTACTACTCTACGCGCCTCACTAGCTGCAGCGTTAAATAATCCAAATGTTTGGAATACATACAGCTACCCGCCTCCCACAATTACGGCTAATAGTTGCATCGTATCGCCGGCCGATCCGTACATCACTCCAAGCAATAACGAGTATGTATCGATCTCGCCTATGGCTAATTTTCGCATTATTTGTAATGTACCTATGTACGATAATCAGGGAAACCTACAAGGCATCGAGACGATGGTAGTAGCGGTAATTAACAAACTAGCGGCATCATCAATCGTAATGAATATTGGAAGCGTTAGCGCTCCAAGTGTTTTAACCGTACAGAGCGGCGACCTTTTAACGGTAGACGTAAACATCTCAATACTAAGCAGCTGGGAGTAACTAAATGCCATATACCGAGGATGATCTAAAGTTTTTGCGAAAAATCGGGCAGCTCGTAGACGAGCCTACCCCGGTTAAAGTAGCAAAAGTAAAAACCGAAACAACAACAACAACCGAAAGCGAGGAATAGGCCATGGCCATATTCTTAAGTAATGGAGTGGTCGTAACCCTTAACTCGGTCGATCTCTCAGATCACGTCACAAGCGCAACAATCAACCGCGTATTTGAGGAGCTTGAGGTAACCGCTATGGGTGACTCATCTCGTAAATTTACTAAGGGTCTAGAAACCTCAACGATTACTCTAGACTTTCTAAACGATACCGCTACCGGTGAGGTCCTACAGACTCTCCAAGCTGCTTGGGGTACAACCGTACCTATCACTCTAAAGCAGACAAGCGCAACGATCTCAGCTACTAACCCTGAGTATCAAACTACTATCCTAGTAAATAACACTACAGATATTAACGGCGCGGTAGGCGACATCTCTACACAGAGCATTACGTTTACCTGCAACTCACCTATTGTTGTAGACATCACCGTTTAACAATTAAGAAAAGGGGCACACAATGGCACGACTCAAAATAACAAGGGCTACCGGAGAAGTTACTGAGCATCAGATAACACCTCGGATCGAGTACGCCTTTGAGCTCTATGCAAAAAAAGGTTTTCATAAAGCCTTTAGGGACGATGAAAAACAGACCGATCTCTTTTATCTCTCGTGGGAGTGCTTACGCACTAGCGGCGAAACGGTAAAACCTTTTGGACCTGATTTTCTCGATACGTTAGTAAAGGTCGAGGTACTAGACGACGAGCCTTTAAGCTAGGGCGGGACTCTCTAACTCATTTGGTAGCGCAGCTATCGATACGGTTAGGGATCCCGCCTCAAGCGGTACTCGATCTCGATGTAGAGATGTTTAAGATGTTAGTAAGAGTATTAAACGAGCAAGCGGAGGAGTCTAAAAATGTCCGTAAAACTAGACGGCGTTAAAGAGACTTTACGCGCGATGCGTAAAATAGATCCCGAACTACTAAAAGAGATGAATAAAGAGATTAAGGGAATTATGATCCCGATACGCGATAAGGCTCGAGAGTATGCCCCTACCGCGGCTCCGGGTGGCCTTTATAACTGGGACGAGGGTAAGTACACTCGAAAGATCACGGCCCGTAACTCTGCATTTAGGACTTTTAATAGTGAGGGACGTTTACGCCGTTTTCCACTTTATCAAGCTGAGGTAGTGCGTAAAGGTATCTATTACACCGCAGCGCCAAGTAAGCGTAACCGTAACGGATGGAGCTCTCAGTACATCGTAGCTAACGCGTCGGCTAGTGGATCTATCTACGAGACGGCCGGACGTAAAAATCCCGGTGGAGATCCAAAGAGTAGATCTAATAACCCGGGTGCCGGCGCTCACTTTGTTAGCCGCATGGGCCCTCTATATGGCGAGGGTAATAGCCGTGGCCGTTTAATCTTTAGAGCGTGGGCCGAAAATCAAGGCCGGGCTCAAGCTGCAGTAGTACAAGCTATACAAAATACGATAGCCGCCTTTAACCAAGGCCGTTACGACAAGGCGGCATAATGGCCAAGTTACCCGATTTATTAGTCAATGCCGTTACTACCTTTGACGGTAAGGCTCTATCTAAAGGCCAAAAGCAAATCCAAAGCTTTGAGAAGGGCGTAAAAAACCTTGCTAAAACTTTTGGTATAGCCTTTAGTGCAGCGGCTTTAGCTCAGTACGGTAAAAATGCCGTTAAGGCTTTTGCAGCCTCAGAGCTTGAGGTAGCACAATTAACTACCTCCGTACGTAATTTAGGTTTAGCCTTTGCTACGCCTGAGATAAATCAATACATAGACAAGCTCGAAGCGGCTACCGGTGTAAATCGAGATCAGCTCCAACCGGCCATGATTAAGCTCTTACAGGTAACGGGCTCAGTAGCCAAGAGCCAAGAGATCCTAAATCTCGCTATGGATGTATCCGCGGGCACGGGTACCGACTTAGCTAAAACTAGCGAGATATTAAGCCAAGCATATGTAGGTAACTTTAAGGGCTTACGCTCTCTTAACCTTGGCCTTACTCAGGCAGAGCTAGCATCCTCAAACTTTGAGGAAGTACAAAAGCGCCTACAAGTTTTATTTGCCGGACAAGCAAAAGTAGCCGCCGATAGTTACGTAGGCTCGATGAATAAGCTCGCCGTAGCCTCAGAAAATGCAAGCGAAAAAATCGGTAAATCTTTAATCAATGCTCTTACGGCTTTATCCGGTGGAAAGACTATCGACGACACCATCTCCAAAATCGATACCTTGAGTACCGCTATCGCTGGGCTCATCGATGCCACGGTAGGACTTAAGGCCGGCGAGATCCTGCAACAGTATTACGGACTTAACGCGGGCAAGATCCCCGGTGGGTTTGGTAATCGCTCACTCTCGGCGGGCAACCAAGATACACAAAAGGCAGATGCCAAGGCCCGGGCCAAGGCCGAAGCGGATGCAGCTAAGCGAGCTAAAGAATTACTAGCGCTCCAAAAGAAATCGGCCCTTGCTGAGAAAAATAAACTTTCGTTATCAAAGGCCGCGGCCGTATTTGATACTAACCGTATCTCGATCGCTGCAGCTCTACGGGCTACATATGACAAAGATACGATCCTACGCCTTGAGGCTTTACAGGCTATCGAGGAGGATAACGGCGATCTCGCTCTACGTAAGATTAGCGAGTTAGCCGCACTACAAAAAAATGCAGACCTAGCAAAGTTAGCCGGAATTAAAGAGATTAGCGAGACAACTCTCTCAGCTCTAAACACTCAACTATTAGCAGAGCTTAAGGGCATCAACGATAGCAAGATGGCCGAGGGCGATAAAGAGCTAGCACGTGAGGAAGCCTTTAAGAAGTACAACGCCGCACTCGTAGCAGCTGGGCAATTAGCAGCAAAAGAGCAATATTCCGAGCGCGTACAGATCCAACTAACCGAGATCGCTCGCCTTGCAGCTTTAAGTAACTCCGTAAATGCCACTAAGACGGCAACCCTATTACGTGAGTCTGCCGAGCTATCCATGATCGATCGCGTAGCACGAGCACAAAAGGCCGCGGACGATGCACGCCTAAAGGCTTTACAAGATTACATAAACCTATTAAGCAAGGTAGGCACCGGAGGCGGCAGTAGCGGACTTACTAATATCGGCGGTACAAACTTTGTAACGGGCCCCATTATATCGACTACGGCTATTCTCGATACAGTAGCTAAGACCGCTGCAGCTACCGCCAAATTAGGCGGCGATATCAGCGCTACAGAGTTTTACAATAGCCTTACCTCTAGCCAACAAGAGGATTTAGGCGGCTATAGCCCTACTATGAATTACGGGGGCGGATACCCTGCAACTTATAACGTGAATATCAGCGCGGGCGTAATCGCTCAACAAGACGAGTTTACGGTACTTATCCAAGATACGATCCAACGCCTTAACCGCGGCGGAGATCCGATTAGTACGGCCGGTGCATTATGACCGTCCCTACGATAAACGCACTAATTAACTTTTCTACCGGTCCATCTTTTGCTCAAGCGATGATCCTAGATACCGGCATACTCGGGACTAATATCCTTGCAGACTCCGAAGCTTTAATCGTCGATGTATCGAGTCAGGTAGACGGCGTTACTACTATGAGAGGCCGTAACGCTCAGGCGGACGTATTCCAAACGGGTACTTTAACTTTGCGTATCGTCGATCAAAATGGCGACTTTAACCCTCAAAATCCCGCCGGACCTTATTACGGATTACTTACACCTCTACGTAAGGTACAGATTACGGGTACATACGAGGGCACCGAGTACCCTATGTTTAGCGGCTTTATTACTAGCTATACAACTACAACGCCTAAAATGGCCACGGATGTAGTTTATACAACGATTACCGCCGTCGATGCTTTTAGACTTTTCCAAAATAGCCAAATATCTACGGTGACACTAGCTGAGGCCGGCGACCTACCGGGCGAGCGCGTAAACGCTATCCTCGACGAGATCGCTTGGCCTCCATCTATGCGAGAGATACAGTACGGAGACACCATTTTCCAAGCCGACCCGGGCACGCCTCGTACCGCTTTAGCTGCATTACAAACGGCCACAATCTCAGAGTACGGCGCTTTATATATCAATGCTCGAGGATCCGTAGAGCTGCACGATCGGGCCTTTTGCATTGAGTCGCAAGCCTTTCCGGTAACTCGCTTTAATGACGACGGTACCGATATCAATTACTTTAATGCCGTTTGGCGTTTAGATGATACTCAAGTTTATAACTCTGCCTCGATTACCAAGATCGGCGGTACCGCTCAACTAGCTCAGGACCAAGACTCCATCGATGAGTATTTTATCCACTCATATAATCAACAAAATCTCGTAATGGATACGGACCAAGCCGCGCTCGATTATGCCCGAGCCTATGTAGCAAGCCGTAAAGATACACAAACTCGATGCGATGCCGTAGAGCTTGATCTTTACATGGATGATTATAACGATGGCATCCTTGCCGCTCTAGGTTTAGATTTTTTTGATCCGGTAGAGATTACGACTAATCAACCTGGTAACTCAACCCTCCAACAGACACTACAAGTATTTGGGGTACAACACCGGGTTACGCCTAACTCATGGAAAACGACATTTACAACACTAGAGCCGATTATCGACGGCTTTATATTAGACTCAACACTATACGGAGTGCTCGATACCTCCGTTTTAGCTTACTAAGGAGCAAGAGATGGCAGCTGGTCAAGGTTTTAAGACCTTTACAACAGGTGAGGTATTAACCGCCGGTGACGTAAACGGCTACCTCATGCAAGGCATTAACGTATTTGCAGATGCAGCGGCTCGAGATGCGGCTATTACCGCACCGGCCGAGGGTCAATTTGCATTTACAAAAGATAATAACTCTCTATGGTATTACGACGGTGCAGCGTGGGTAGCCTCAGGCGCAACGGGTGACATCGAGGGCGTTACAGTAACTAGCCCTCTAACCGGTGGAGGTACATCCGGTACGGTTACGGTAGGCATCCTTAGCGGTACTACGTCAAACCTTGGCGCGGTGCAATTATCGGACTCAACCTCTAGTACATCGACAAGCCTTGCAGCTACGGCTAACGCGGTAAAAACTACTTACGATTTAGCTAATGGAGCGATCGCTAAATCTATTGTGGATGCAAAAGGCGATTTAATAGCTGCAACGGCAGCCGATACGGTTTCACGATTAGCCGTCGGAGCTAATGGCACCGTATTAACCGCAGACTCAGCCGAGGCTACGGGTATGAAATGGGCCACGGCCGGAGGCGGCGGTAAAGTTTTACAAGTGGTATCAACTACTTACTCAACACAAACTACGACAACATCTACGAGTTTTACTGATACAGGTTTAAGCCTAAGCATTACTCCAACCTCTGCAACCTCTAAAATTCTTGTAATTGCTAATCTGCCTTACAATGTGGAACGCACTAGCAGCATTTATGCTTTTGGTAATTTTAATATTATGCGCGGTGCTACACAGGTTTGGGCTGGTAATAGTCAACTTATGGGCGGAGAGTTTGGTGGCGCAACTTATGTTGTTTTTGGCACTAACGCCTCTATGCATTACTTAGATAGCCCCTCAACAACGTCGGCAACGACTTACAAGATACAAATGCAAAATGGTGGTACAAGTCAAACAA